GGGTCGCACAGGACTGATCATGGAGCTGCCGCCCTATCATAAGCCCCGCTGGGGAAGTCTGCTTCGCACCACTGTTGTACGTGCATGGGACGTGTTCAAAAAGGCGTTTGTGGTGGTGGTCGTTGTGGCCGCCGTTTTCTGGGCGCTGACCTATTCCGGCAGCGGCGATATGACAGGAAGCGCACTCTATAAATTCGGAAAAGCCATCGAGCCTGTGACGAAATTTTTCGGTATGGGTTGGCAGACCTTCCTTGCCTTCGTATCCTCTATGATCTCCAAGGAAGCGGTGCTCGGCGTGACCAGCGTCCTATTCACCGGTGCGGGTTCTATCTGGGAAGCAACGGCTACCGGTGCGGCAGATGCCAATATCGGTCAGATCATCGCCGCATCCATCTCCAAGCCGGAGGCACTGGCGTTTATTCTTGCCGTCAATTTTAATGTTCCCTGCCTAATGGCGCTGAATGCCACGCTGCATGAGACACATTCCGCAAAATGGACGGTACGCATTGCCCTGTACTACATTGCCACCGCGCTGATCATCTCCTGCCTGACCTATCATATTGCAGGGTTGTTCTTCTGAGGAGGCGGTAGCCATGTCCCTTTTGGAACTTCTGGACGCGCCGGGCATTCATTCCACGGCGCAGCTTGCCGCCGAACTCGGTACGACGCCGGAAATGGTGGAGGCGAAGCTGGAACGGTACGCACAGCTGGGCTATGTAAAGAAAACCGTCATGTCCGCCGATTGCGGCGGGAACTGCAAAAAATGCCATGGGTGCAGCGGGCTGAAAAGCAGTGCTGCTTCCGTAGTTTACTGGGAAAGGGTGAGATAAGATGCAGGCTGTCTGGATCGCTTTGACGGTTCTGATCGTTGGTGGGTGCATATGGTCGCTGCTCCGGCGGTTCACGAGCAAAAAGACCTGCTGCGGAACGGAAAAGCAGCCGCGCATCCGGGTCAAAAAGCTCTCCGCTCCCATTGGCAGCCTGACCGTAAAGATCAGCGGGATGCGCTGTGAAAACTGCCGCCGCAGTGTAACGGCGGCACTGGATGCACTGGATGGTGTTGCCGCAAAGGTCAGTCTGGAAAACGGCACGGCAAGAGTCTCCTTTGAGCGTCCACTCAGTGATGAAGAACTGGCACAGGCCGTTGAATCCGCCGGCTTCGATGTGTTGGAGATCCGTCACTGACGGCAATAATACGAACCATGCAGGAGTATCCGTCGGGTGCTCCTGCATAGTTTTGCTCGGAAAGATTTATAATATTTGACAACTAAAACGATAGCCTGTCTTGTGGGCACTGACATTGGTTTTTGCTTCCTATAGTGTGCTAACTTTTTTCACCCCACTTGTGTCACTTTATTCATAACGAAAAAACCGTCTGGTTTCAAAAGGAACCAGACGGTTTTATATTTCGAGTCATATGATAATAAGTTGAACACATCTCTTTTTCCGTGGAGGGCGTTATTTTTTTGCCCTGTCGCACCCTGACAAACAGGACTTTTTTCTGGGTATAGCGAGAAGTGCTGTTCTCAGAGAGGAGCCATGACTATGACGAATGCAGAACGCAGCCGTATCGTTGAACTGCAACAGAAAGGCTACGGATACAAGAAAATCGCAACGATAACGGGATTACCGCAGAATACCGTAAAGTCCTACTGTTCCAGGCACCCCGTGCAAGTTAATCTTACCGAGCAGGACGGTTTGTGCCGGAACTGCAAAAAGCCGCTTGAGCAGACACCTCATAAGCGGAAAAAGAAGTTCTGCTCGGATGTTTGCAGGATGACATGGTGGAACAATCATCCCGAACTAGTGCAGCGCAAAGCGTACTACACAGTTACTTGTGCTCATTGCGGAAAGCAGTTTGAAAGTTACGGTAATGCTCACCGTTGGTTCTGTTCCCGTGCCTGTTACGCTGAGTTTCGCAGAAAGGAGCCCAGATATGACTGATTACGAAAAACGGCTGATGGCCTATCAAACGGCTATGGCGCTCGCCCGGAGTATGCGTTCCAAGGGGCTTATTTCAGCCAAAGAGTACGCAAAAATTGATACAATTATCGCCAAAAAGTATGGCATATCTTCGGGTAGTATATTCCGCTGAAACAACTGGATATGTTCTTGATTCAGAGGTAATATGTCACACACCCGAAGGAGGTGAATCAAATGGAGAGAATTGTAGAACGGGTTGATTCCCACATTCCGGTGCAGCCAAGAGCCTTGCGTGTGTGCGCCTACGCCCGTGTTTCCAGCGGCAAGGATGCCATGCTGCATTCCTTATCCGCCCAGGTCAGCTATTATAGCAATCTGATACAAAACCACAGCGGCTGGCTGTACTGCGGCGTTTACAGCGATGAAGCAATGACCGGTACCAAAAGCCAGCGGAATGATTTTCAGCGTATGATTGAGGACTGCCGCAAAGGAAAAATCGACCTCATCATTACAAAGAGCATTTCTCGCTTTGCAAGAAATACGGTGACGCTGCTCCAAACAGTTCGTGAGCTGAAAAGCATGGGCATTGATGTCTATTTTGAGGAGCAGCACATCCACACCATAAGCGCAGACGGAGAGCTGATGATGACCATCCTGGCATCCTACGCACAGGAAGAGAGCCTGTCAGCCAGCGAGAATCAAAAGTGGCGTGTGCGAAAAGCCTTTGAAAACGGTGAACTGATTAACCTGCGTTTCCTGTTCGGCTACAGCATCACCGCAGACGGTGTTCAGATTAACGAGAAGGAAGCCGCTGTTGTCAGAGAGATATTTTCACGGTTCAACGGCGGCGAAAGCATGAGTTCTATCAGCCGTGATTTGAATGCCAGGGGTTATAGGGGTGCGCTCGGCGGCAAATGGTGTGCTGAACGGATGCGAAATACATTGTCAAACGAAAAGTACCTCGGCAATGCGCTGCTGCAGAAGCGTTACCGCAACAATCATATCGAAAAGAAGCTGGTGGCAAACAAGGGTGAACTGCCGATGTATTATGCAGAAGGAACCCACGAGCCAATTATTGACTCTGCCACATTTGAACAGGCCCAGGAACGGCTTCGTAAGATAGCACTGCAGACGGCAAACCGGAAAAAGCCGTCACGTTCAGCTTTTTCTGGCCTTATCCGCTGTGGCATTTGCGGCAATACCTATAAGCGTGTTACATACAGAGGCAGACATTTCTGGAATTGCACCACATTCCAGACCAAGGGCAAGTCTGAATGCACAGCAAAGAAGATACCCGAAGATACGCTTGTTGCTCTTGCGCTTGAGGTGTTGGGCATCGACAGACTCAGCACAAAGGTGGTCAAGAGCAAAATAACGGAAATCAGAGCAGAGAAAAGCAATGTGGTCGTGTTCTGCATGGAGGACGGTTCCGAAATCGTTAAACGGTGGAAAGACCGCTCCAGGGCAGAAAGTTGGACGCCTGAAATGAAGGAGCAAGCCAGGCAGCGTGCTCTGCAAGCAAGGAGGAAAAAGGAATGAGCAGAACAGCGGCACGGTCGGTCACAGTCATTCCACCGACCATTAACCCACTGACGCATCTTTCTAAGGTGACAATGCAGAAACGCCGGGTCGCAGGATACGCCAGAGTGTCTACCGACAGCGATGAGCAGTTCACCAGCTATGAGGCGCAGGTGGATTATTACACACAATATATTAAACGAAACCCAGAATGGAAATTTGTGAAGGTCTACACCGACGAGGGCATTTCAGGGACCAACACAAAGCACCGAATTGGATTCAACGAGATGATTGCCGATGCCATGTCCGGCAAAATCGACCTCATCGTCACAAAATCGGTCAGCCGATTTGCACGAAACACGGTTGACAGCTTAGTAACCATCCGAAAGCTGAAGGAAAAAGGTGTTGAGGTATTCTTTGAGAAAGAGAATATTTACACCTTTGACGGAAAGGGCGAGTTGTTGCTGACCATCATGTCGAGCCTTGCCCAGGAAGAAAGCCGCTCCATTTCGGAGAACGTTACCTGGGGTCAGAGAAAACGCTTCGCAGACGGAAAGGTTAGCCTGCCGTATAAGCAGTTTCTCGGATACAGAAAGGGAGAGGACGGTTTTCCAGAGGTTGTGCCGGAAGAAGCGGTCATCGTCCGTAGAATCTACACACGTTTTATGGAAGGCCTTACCCCAGTCGCCATTGCAAAGGAACTGACGGCGGATGGCATACCGACGCCTGCGGGTAAGCAGCGGTGGCAGACCAGCACGGTGGAGAGCATCCTTAAAAACGAGAAGTATAAAGGCGCGGCATTGCTGCAGAAGTGCTTCACCGTCGATTTCCTTACTAAAAAGAAGAAAGTGAACGAGGGCGAAGTTCCACAGTACTATGTGGAGCACAGCCATGAGCCGATTATCACACCAGAGGAGTTCGATAAGGTGCAGATCGAATTTGAGCGTCGCAAGCGAATCAGCCGCCAATACAGCGGGAAGAGCATTTTCTCCTCCCGTATCATCTGCGGTGACTGTGGTGCTTTCTTCGGCTCCAAGGTATGGAACTCCACCAGCAAATACCGCAGGGTCATCTGGCAATGCAACGGAAAATTCAAGGGCGACCACAAATGTGAAACGCCGCACCTGGACGAGGAAACAATTAAAGCACGGTTCGTGACCGCCCTCAACGCCATTATCGACAGCAAGGACGGCATCCTTGAGGATTGCCGATTGATGCAAGCCACTCTGACAGACTGTACAGGCATTGACACAGAAATCGAGAGCCTGCTTGAGGAGATCGAAGTTGTAACCGAACTCACAAAACGCTGCATTGCAGAGAATTCGCAAACGGCGCAGAACCAGGAGGAGTACACCGCCCGGTACAATGGGTTTGTGGAGCGGTACGAAAAAGCCAAGGCACAGCTTGAGCAACTCCGCGCCACAAAGGCTGAACGGGAAGCCCAGGCAGATGCCATCGGAGCTTTCATGTTCGAGATGCAGGAACTGGACACCCTCACCGAGTTTGACGAAAAGCTCTGGTTGACAGTCATTGACACAGTGACCGTTCACGCCGACGGACGAATGACCTTCAAATTCCGAGGTGGTAAAACGCTCACTTCTTATTGACAATTCTCTAATCACGTTGTATAATCGGTATATACCGAAAACAGAAGGAGGACGTGTCCATGCCAAGACCGCCACGGTGCCGTCGGATTTGTGGCGCACCACAAGTCGATACCTTCTGCCCCAACGGGCGCAAGGATGCCGAGCCGATCCTGCTGACGCTGGACGAGTATGAGGTCATTCGGCTGGTTGACTTGGAGCAGCAAACCCACGAGCAGTGTGCCGCGCAGATGGATATTTCCCGCTCTACCG